GAATGGATGCTCCATATATATATTACATTAGTCGCTTAAGGGTTAAGAAATAATGAAGTGGTAAAAAGATAATTAAGTTTTCGTTGCTCGACACTCACTAACCTACAAAAATCTTGAAAAATGGTCAAGCTGGTGCTTCAAAGAGGCAGCGTGCCTGTTAAGTATCTACGACTACAGACTCCCTTCACCCTGCACGGCTGCGTCACCCCCAAAAGTAACAGGTATGCGGCGTGCTGACAGTCCAGCACGTTTAGTACGATACAAAATTATGAAGATGAAAAAATTGAAAAAAATAATTTTATAGACTCCAATGCAACCGCCTATTTAATGTTAAACCAGCTTATTTACAATTCAATCAATTTAATTTTTAATGTCGCCTTATCCCTTCCAATGAAAAGGATTATTAAATTAAATTATGACAGAAACATAATTGAATTATGCGCTGAAATATACGGCTCTGTAGATAATTTTTTCATTGACAAATTGATTGTTGAAAATAATTTAAGCATTGACGATATGGAAATTCTACCTATGGGGCGGGAGGTGTTTTATTATGTCTAGGCGGCATACAGTAGCCTCCGGGGATACGTTAGGCGCGATTTCCGTTAGGTATTTAGGAACGTTTTCAAAATGGCGGAAAATTGTTGACGTTAATCCGCAATTAGCAAACAGGCGGACTGCTAATGACGGTTCCCCGCTTATTTTTCCCGGCGATGTTTTAATCATACCGGAAGAGGTTACGGAACGCCCAGCCGCGCCGCAAACGGCGCAAACAATAGCATTAAGCGAGGATGAACAAGATGTATCAATAATTATTGACGGAAAAAAGTTTACCGGGTTCACCGGCTATGAAATAAATCTTTCCGCCGATTCCTTTGATACTTTTTCCTTTTCGGCCCCTTATGATTTAGCGGTTAAAGATATTAAAGACGCAATAACGCCCTTTGCCTTTAAACAATGCGAGGTTTATTATTTAGGCCAGTTATTATTCAAGGGTTATTTATTAACGCCCGATCCCGAATTACAAGCGGGCGCAACTGAAATAACAATGCAGGGCTATCCGTTATGCGGTGTTTTAAATGACTGTACCATTCCGCCGTCAAAATATCCCCTTGAATATTACAACGTAACGTTAAAAGATATTGCCGATCCCATAGCGGATGTATACGGAATTAAAGTCGTTTTTAAAGACGGGCCGGGCGATCCGTTCACCGAGGTCGGCATTGAACCTACTGAAAAAGTATTAAGTTTCTTGTTAAAGCTGGCGCAACAGCGGAAACTTTTATTTACAAATGACGAAAACGGGCGGCTGGTGTTTTATAAGGCGGCAAGTGAAAAAGCGTTTATGCAATTTAAAGAGGGTTCAATGCCGCTATTGTCAATAACGCCGCAATTTAACGCCCAGGGCTTTTATTCTCACATAACCGGGCATACAAAAAATGACACATTAACCGATCCGCTTTCATTCACTTATGAGAATAAATATTTAATAAATAAAAGCGTTATACGGCATGAAACTATTATGGTTGACGATGCTGAAACAAAAACGGATTTAGAAAACGCCGTTTTAGCCCATGCCGGGCGGATGTTTGCGGATTGCATAGCGTATAATTTGAAATGTGATACACACCTAAACAGCGAGGGAAAACTTTTCAAAAAAGGAATGACTGTTTGCATTGAAGCCCCCGGCGCAATGATAACGCGGCAAACTAATTTCAAGGCGCGTAACATTAAACTATTAAGAAACACCGAGGGAAAAACGGCGGAAATCGATCTTGTTTTGCCCGGTTCCTTTACGGATGAACTGCCGGAGGTGTTGCCGTGGGATTAACGGAATTTGCGGGAAGGATAGGAACCGTTATAAAACATGAAATTGAAAAGGCGGTTGAAATTATCGCTGAAACCCGCAAGGGGTATAACCAAAAAGGGGTATTATACAATTCATCCGGGGAGGACTCCCCGCCGGTTGAAAATGACAAAATAGTAATTTTAAAAGTTGACGGCAACGGGAAGGGGATTATAGTCGGCGTTTTTAATGAATCGCAAGGCGCAAAGCCGGGGGAAAAAATCTTTTTTGCGCGTAATGAAAAGGGGGAAATAAAATCAAAACTTTCCATGCTGGGCAAAGGCGAGGTTTTATGGGAATTGCAGGATTATTTTGAACTATTAACAGAAAAGACTTTTAAAATGGAGTCAAAAGAAAAAGCCGAAATGAAAAGCGGCGATAATTTTGACATAGAAGCGGCAAAAAAAGCAACGTTAAAAGGCGCGGATGTTGAAATAAACGGAAACGCGGTCGCAACCGGCGGATCGTTTAAATGCGCGGGAAGCGTAGCCCCCAGCGGTTCCGGCGCGTTATGCGGTTGTAAGTTTTGCTATGTTACCGGTGCGCCGGTTGCGGGTGATACCGCGCAAGGAACCTAATATGGCGATGAATGGAAACGCAATGGGAACGGCGGTCGCAAACGCCATTATTCATTCAGCCGCGCCGCCGGAGGTTAAAGCGGAGGTTGTTAAATTATGGCAAACAATTTGTACTGAAATAGTCGGTCATATTGTAGCAAATGCGGAGGTTCCGGCGGGAATAAAAGTTGAAACAAGCGGCGGCCCCACTAATCAAACAGGCGCAACATCCACGCCGGGGAAAGTAACATGAACCAAAACTTTGAGGGCGATTTAATGTTAGTTGAAACTCTTGACGGTGGCGATGTTCAAATTGAAAACGGCCTGTTTGTTTCAGATAAACAATTTTCAACCGCCGTTTACTTATCCCTTTTCGGCGGCAATAAAGCCGATAACGGCAAAGGAAATAACAATAATCAGTTTTGGGGGAACTTGTTACGCGATACAAAGGAAAGCGAAAAATTAAGGTCGCGTTTTCAATACGTTACAACCGGCCTCCCTATGAGCGTTAAAAACATAAAGGAAGCGGAAAAGGCGGCGGCNNGGGCTGGCGATGGCGCAACCGTATGACAATAAAAGCATAGAAGAAATTAAAACCCTAATAATCAGCGGATTGCAACAGGAGTTTAACAACCGATTAAGGATTTTACCAAAATCATTTATTGCCGTTCTTGCAAAAATACTCGCGGGGGTTTTTGTAATTCTTTACAAACAAATAGGCTGGTTATTTTTACAGATATTCCCGGAAACGGCATACTGGAATGAAATAAATGTTTTAGGCGTTAGGGTTAGGCCGCTTGTAAAATGGGGGGTGTTAATCGGGGTAGGGGAACCCCGGCGCGGCTCGCAATGGGAAGGAGTTATATCCGTTAATGTTACGCGATTAAATACATTGTTAGACAGCGGGGAACAATTAAAAAGCGATATAACCGGCAAGGTTTATTTGACAAAAGAAACCGTAACATTACAAAATGAAACCGAGTTAATCCCCGTTATTTGCGCTGAAAACGGAACCGCCGGAAACCTTGAATTAGGGGAAACGCTTAATTTTGTAAGCCCGCTGGGAAACGTATTAAAAGCGGCAACAGTTGACAGCGTAACAAAAGACGCTATTGACCCGGAAACCGAGGCGGATTATCGGTTTAGGGTTGTTAGCCGCTGGCGTATGCAACCGCAGGGCGGCGCGTTAGCGGATTATAGAATATGGGGAACCGAGGTTCCCGGCGTTTTGAATATATACCCCTATAAAGACGTTAATTCCCCCTCCGGCGTTTTCCTTTTTGTTTCAGGCTTGCCCGCCTTATACCCGGACAGGATACCCTCCGCCGCGCTATTGCTTGCGGTCGGAAAATCATGCGTATATGACCCGGAAACCGGCAAGGCAAAACGGAAACCATTAACCGCCATTATCGATCCGGCGGGCAATGAAACCTATTACAACGTTAAACCGGTTTCAATAGTGATATTTGACGTTTATATTGAAGGGCTTGCGGGCATACCCGCCCTTGACTTTTCCCTTGCGGTTAAAACGCCTATTCAGGAGTATTTTTTAGGCCGTGAACCCTATAATCGCGGGCTTTCAGATGATAACAACAGGACGGATCAAGTTACGCGCAATAATGTTTCATCCGTTACGGATCAAGTCGCTATTTCACAAAAAGCCGAATTTGACAATGTTGTTATGCGTAAAAACGGCAGTATAACCCCCTTTTATACTTTAGGCATGGGGGAATTATGCAAGCTGGGAAAATTATATATTAACGGGGTGGAGTTTTGAAGTTTTTTGAAGCTATCAAAAACTTATTTTCTCATTCAAGGGCTTTTCAGTTATTTGTTGACAATAACAAAAGGAAGCTGGTCAAGGGGCTTTCATTCTTGCCGGAAAATACAAGGCAAGAGGCGGAATTGGTTTATTTTGACATTTTCCCGGATACCACCCGTTACCCGGAAAAATGGGAAAATGTTTTTGGAATAATATTCACCGAGGCGGAACTTGAAAAGCGGCGCGATATATTAGACTCCTTATGGAAAATAAACAGGGGCGGGCAAAGCCCGGTATTTTTGGAAGAGGTATTACAAAAAATTGACGGCGCGATCCATGTATTTGAAAACGTTCCTTTAAGAAACCCCCGCGATTCAAATACCGCATACCCTTCATGTTGCGATAATAAAATCATGGTATGCGATCACAAACACGCATTATGCGATTTCAGGGTAGGGGATGAAAACTTTATACCCACACTTTTAATGAACAATATATCCGAGGTTTATAATTTCCCCGCCGATCCTAAATTTTGGGAAACCTGTTTTTTTGTATGTAAATCAGTAGTTAGAAACAACAGGAATGAAATTCTTTATATTGAACGCTTGCAAATAGCGGAAATATGGAAAAATTATATTGAATATTTAATTTTAAAAATAAAGCCGTTACATACAACAGCGGTTTTATTTGTTGAATGGTTATAGGGGGTTTATATGTTTAAAATTGGGCCGGGGTATACCGAGTATTATGACGCAAACGATCCAGATTATCCGGGCGGGAAAGCGGTTCCGGCAAGCACAACGGAAAGCATGGACGGAACAAACTGGCGGGCTTTATGGTTTAATGACTTGCACGGCGGGCGGCAAGCGGTTTTTATAGAGGCTTTTGGTTCCTTGCAAGATATTAAAAACGCGCCGGACACCGCCTTTGACTCCGATTTTTTGCGGGCCATTAAAAAAATTATGGATGATAAAATACAAAACCAGTATTTTGTCAAAAACATAGCCGGGCCGGAGACTGTTATTCCGTTAGCTGAAATTGGAATAACATTTGACGCGCAAAAAAAATATTTTATATTTATTTCCCCTAACGGAAAGTTTTTAGAGTTTTTGCCCTTTGCGGCGGAACTGCTTGAAACCGGCTTGCACATATACGCGCAAAGGCTGGTTAATAATGAAGTTATTCCCGGAACCCGGCGCAAACGCTGGGGGGACGGCGGGAAATGGGGGGACGGCGGTTTATGGGGTGAATACGGCAGTATGCCGGTTGATAT